GTGCATCTGCCGTCGAAGGCTGGCGCAAAAGATGGTCGTCACGTTTTCTGCATCAGCGAGGTGGTGCTTTCCGATCAACCCTACGCGCACAAAGAGCCTCCCTTCGTTTTCATTCGCGCCGTCAAACCGATGCGGCGATTCTGGGGGCTGTCGCTCGTGCAGCGTGCAGCGCCGACGCAGATTGAATTGAACCGCGTGCTGCGCCGGTGGAACGAATCGCTGAGGCTGAACGCGACGTCGCTGTGGTTTATCAACCGCCAAAGCCGCGTTATCAAAGCCCACATGGTAAATCAGATCGGCGCCATTGTGGAGCACGACGGCGCGGCACCGCAACAGATGACGCCTGCGGTAATGCACCCGCAGATTGCAAATTATATTGAGCAGTGTGAGCAGCGCGTTTTCAAGCTCATGGGCGCAAGCGAATTGGCCGCGACGAGCATGAAACCGGCGGGCCTCAACAGCGGGCGCGCACTCCAGGTTTACAACGACGTGCAATCGAGGCGCTTCATCGGCCTCGAGCGCGCCTACGAGAACCTCTACGTAGACTTGGCGAAATGGATCGTGACGCTGCACACGGAGATAGCCGACGAGTATCCCGATCACGAGATTATTTGCAGCGACGGGCCGTCGCGAACGACGCGAATTCAATGGAGCGAGATCGACTTAGAGGCGGGGCGCTTTCGCGCTCGGGTGTTCCCGACGTCGGCGTTCCCGACGAACCCAGCGGCGAAGATTCAAGTCTTGCAGGACATGCTTGGCGCTGGCGTAATCGACAATCAGGCGTTCTACGAGCTCGCGCTTGACGTACCGGACCTCGAGGCGGTGCGAAATCGAATCGTGGCTCCGCTCGAATTGATCCACAAACGCATCGCAAAAATGCTTTACGACGACGTGTATTTACCACCCGAGCCAGTCATGGATCTCGCGCTCGCGTTGAAAGAAACAGCGCTCGCCATCCAGCGCGCGGAGCTCGACGATATCCCCGAGGAGCGCGTGGACTTGTTGCGGCAGTTCCTGTCGCACGTGTTGCTGCTCCAGGAGCAAGCCGCGGGACCGCCACCAATGCCGCCGATGCCACCGATGCCAATGGATCCGATGCTAGGCGCGGGGCCAATGCCTGGCCCGATGCCGCCGATGCCCGAAGGAATGCCGCCGATGCCGATGCCGATGCCGAGCTGATAAAATGAGCGAAACCACCCAACCCACTCCAGTCGAAACTTCGCAGGTCGTTGCCACCGGCTCGAGCGAGGCTGACGCCCGCGTCGCGGCTGCTACGGCGTTCCTAAACGATGCCAATGAAGTCGCGCCAACGGAGCCAGCACCCGAGAGCGAAGACGCGGCAGAGGGCGACGCAGAGGCCGCGGAAGGGGACGCCAAGCCGAAGGTTGAGGGCGCAAAAGAGGCCAAGTCGAAAAGCGGACTTCGCGAGGCCGCGGGAGAGTGGGCGACCGCCAGGCGAATGCAGGCCGCAAACGCCAAACGCCAACAAGAGCTGGACGTTCGGCATGCCGCGCTTGAGGGCGAAACTGCGACAGCGCGCGAGGTGGCGACGTTGATGTCGAAAGACCCGATCGCGGCTGTCGAGCGCCTGGCCGCGCTCGCCGGTATCCAGCCGCACGAGTACCTCCAGCGGTTGCAGCTCGCCTACCTGGGCGGCGACGAAGCGCGCCAAGAGTCCGCGGCGTCACGCGAGGTAGCGGAGCTGCGCGCCGAGCTCCACGCCGAGCGCAACGCCCGCACCGAGGCCGCGGCGACGCAGGATTACCAGCAACAGGTTGCCGAGATAACGACCACCGAAACGGCAAACCTTGTCGAGTTGGCGAGCGCATACGCCAACGAATTCCCGTCACTCCAGCGTCTGTCCGAGGCTGCACTCGGGCGACGAATGGCTGACGCGGTGGCTTTCTACGTCGCGCGCGGCGAAGAGGTTGGGCGGTACGAAGTGCTTCAGGCCGTGGATCGCATCGTAAAATCGACGCTGGACGACTATGAGATTTCTGATAGAGTCGTGGCACGGGGTGCCTCCTCCCCCGCGCCTAACGGCGGCAAGCGGACGGGGACACCCGCGGCATCCACAAGGCCGCGCAACGGCGCAAGTCGGCATATCCCAACCAACGCAGCCGCCGCCGAAAGCGGGGCGCAACGCAGGGCGCTTACGCCCGAAGAGCGGTTGGCCGAAGCGACTAAAATTCTGTGGTCCAACGGCTGAGCCGCTAAGAAAAGGACGTGATTTATGGCTTCTCTAAACATGACGAGTTTCTCGTCTGCCCTCAAAATTCTCTACCCTGACTCGCTCGAAGAGGTTTGGTTTCCCGAGGCTCCGTTCCTCGCCTGGGTGCCGAAGGCATACGATTTCGAAGGCGCGTCGCGTCAATCGAACGCAATGTTTTCCGGCATCCGCGGCAGCACCGATTTCAGCACGGCGCTGAACGGGAAAAGCACTCCGAGCCTTGCGAAGTTCAACGTCACCCGTAAGAAGGACTACGTACTCGGCAGCATCGACAACGAGACGATGATGGCCTCGCAGAGCAACAAGGGTGCAATCGCCAAAGCAATCAAAACCCAGGTTGACGCGGCGGGCTACGAGTTCGGCCGTTCGATGGCCGTCCAAGTTTGGGGCGATGGCAGCGGTGTTCGCGGCGTCGCTCTGACGATTGCGGCTGGCCCCGTCGTCACGCTCACCGACCGTCGCGATTGTGTCAAATTCGAGGTCGGTATGGTGATCGAAAACAAGAGCGCGGCTGGCGTAATTTACGCCGGCACGTTCTTGGTGACGGCACTAGATATCGACTTGGGCACCGTAACGTTGACCCTCCAGGGCGGCGCAGTGGCTCCGATTGCAACCGACTTGTTTGCTCGTCAGGGCGACTTCCTCGCCGGTATCGGTCAGTCAAATTGCATGAGCGGCGTGTTTGCTTGGATCCCCGTTGCGAGCCCTTCGGCTACCCCGTTTTTCGGCGTAGACCGCTCGGTAAACCCGGTGCGTTTGGCCGGCGGTCGTGTTCGCGGCGGCGCGAAGACAATCGAGGAGGTTATCTTTGACAGCCTTGCTCGAGGCCGCACCAACGGTGGGAAATTCGACACGGTTTGGATGAATTCCGAGCGTGCAAGCGAGCTCCAGAAGTCGATGCAGGCTAAGGCCTTCGTCGATGTCCAATCGGCCGGAAAGGCCAAGGTTGGCTTTCAGGGCTTCAACCTCATCACTTCGTCCGGAAACATCACAGTTCTCGACGACCCCACGTGCCCCTACGCGTTCGGCCTGCTCTCGCGCCGTGACGCATGGGAATTCGCAACGCTCGGCGATGCCCCGCATTTCGCCGAGGAAGATGGGCGCCGGTTCCTTCGCGAGTCCGCAAGCGACGGCATCGAGTTCCGCTTGAAAATGTACGGCAACCTGATTTGCCAACGTCCCGTTGATAACGTTGTTATTGACTTCGACGGCGTGTGAACTCTGTAGGAGGATAAGAAAATGGCAATCAAAACCAGCACAGATTTGATCATCCCACCCGCGCACGCTTTGGGCGTTCCAAGCGATGTGGACTACGCGCTTCGCACGCGCGTCGTCCGCATCAAGTTGCCAGCCGACGCAGCCGCTAGCACGCTGACTCAGCATCTGCTAATGGTGTCGGAAGTCCCGATCATCATTAACAGCTGCAACGTTGTCCCGCAAACTGCATCGACCGCAGACGCAACCAACTACGCTACGCTTGCGCTTCAGACTGGCGACGTTGCGGGCGGCGCACTTGGCGGCACCCCGCTTGGAAGCCGCAGCACAAACGTCACCGGGCTTGTGGTCAACACTGCAACGGCCGTGGCTTCTGGTCTGAATTCCGCGCTCGCGGCAAACCAGCGCATTGCGTTGAACGTTACTAAGCCGGGCACCGGAGTAGCGGTCGGCGTGCTCCTCGTCGAAGTGACCTACCAGCTCGCGTGAGGCAAATATGAGCACCACCGAAAAAGGCCTCTACCATCCCTACGCTCACGCGCGCGGGGTAACTGTCGGGAGCTTTCGCATCACCGCGAACACGCCGCCGACTGTGCAGGACGACCCGGGCGGCATCGTTGCCTCGGTCGCAAGAACTGGCGTCGGCGTCTACGTCGCTACCCTGAAACGGCGTTACGCTCGCGTTCACGCGCTGGCAAACACTAACAGCGTTCTCGGTTTTGCGGCCAACGTGAGCGCGACCGTTCCCGGCGGCACCGTTGCGAACACGATCACGATTCAAATTGTGAACGCTGCGGGCGCAGCCAACGACGCCGCCGGTTCGATCAACACCGTCGCATTCTACGGCTACGATACCTGACGCTAGGAGGTCTGCATGTCCGCGAACGTCTCGCTACTCGACATGCGTTCACGCGCCCGCGAACTCGCGGATATGCAAACCTCGAATCAGGCCGCGGCGTTTGTGACCGACGCCGAGCTAACGAATGGCGTGAACCGCCATCTGAAGCAGCTATACAATTTGCTCATCATTGCGCGCGGCGATGAGTATTACGCCGCAACAACGTCGTTTGTTATCGGCGGCTCGAACGCCTACCTACCCTTGTTGGTGCCGTCGTTCATGGCGCTGCTTGCGCTATCAGCAACGGACGGGCGGCGCGTTGTGTGGGTGCCGAAATTTAATCTGAAACAGTGGGCGTCGCTCGTTTATCAACAGAACACGAGCAACGCCGAGCTCGACGATTATCGATATAGGCTTATGGGCGCGAACCTCGAAGTTAGGCCCGCAGTGACGAACGCGAGCCACAGTTTCACGCTTCATTACGTCCCCGCGTTCGTGCCCCTGGTGCTTGACGGCGACGTGTTCGACGGCGTGAACGGTTGGGAAGACTGGGCGATTTACGGCGCCGCAATCGACATGCTCAACAAGGAGGAATCGCTTGAACAGGCGAATGGCCTCATGGCGCAGCGAGCGCAGCTCGAGCAACAGATCGCAAAGCTCGCCGGCGCTCGAGACGCAGGGATGCCGGAAATTGTGGGCGACACGATGCGGGACTGGGACAATTACGCGCCGTGGAATCGCTGGCAAGCATGACGCGCGCGCGGGTGCTTCCGCTCCAAGGCTTGCGGCCTCAGTCGGACTCGTTTGCGAAAGTAGCGCTCGCCGAGGCCGTGGATTCGCAACGACGCGACGCGAATCGTCTCCCTTTTGCAGTTGGCGTGTGGCTCCGCGACGTTGCAGTACCTGCGTTTTTCGGCGTCAAATTAGCGCACAATCTCGGGCACGTCCCGAGCGGTTTCATTGTCACTAAAGCAATCGGTGGCCCCGGGGTGTTCGTGAACTCGCAAACGGCATTGACGTCCACCGACGTCACGCTGGTGCATTCTGGCGCAATAACGATCACCGTTGACGTGTGGATTTTCTAACATGCCACGCCAGCCAATATTTATCCCGCTATCAACTGGCCTCAACCAGAAGCTTGACGAGCGCCTTCGCCAACCCGACAGCCTGGCGCAAGCTACGAATGCCTATTACAAGCGCGGCGGGGCGCTGACAAAGCGGCACGGGTTCACGCCGGTGACTGCCACCGGCTACACTTACGAGGGCACCGACAAGGGGTTGCTGTCGTCGGGCGACGAGCTGCTAATTCGTGGCAACCGCAGCCTGTGGGCGCTTATTGAGGGGAACGCCAGCCTTGCCCCGTCTTGGTTTAAGAAAGGCGCTCTTGCCCCCTTTACGGGCGCGGAACGCCCTATGTTCTCGGACTCGTTAAGCGTCCAAAGTTGCGACACCGCGCACGTTGCCGGCTATGCAATCCACGCGGCGACGACGTTGCGGTTTGTCGTCAATGGCCTGTCCACGGGCCTTGCGACGAGCCTCGTTTACAAAATCGAGGCTGAGAACGCCGCGAACGAAATCAAACCCACTACGATTATCGCGTCCGATCCAATCGCGGCATACGCCGAGATAGGCGGCGCTCGCGTCGTCACCGGGGCCGGGGCCGGGGCTGGTGAAAGCGTGGCTTTTATTAGTGTCCAGCGCCTCGCGACGACAACGTTGCAATTCTACCGCTGGTCGTCTTTAACCCCAACAACCGCGCCGGCTGTGTCAATTACGCACGCAGATTTGACCGCGTACGTGTTTGACGAAACAGGCAACGTTCGCACGCACGACTCGACTCCGCTTGGCACTTGGCCGACGGGTTTTTCGGGCCAGTGGGCATATACTTACGTCCGGCGAGGTGGGAGCGAGATTTACGTAGCGCGCATGAGCGACGCCGCGACGAACGCATCATGGGTAATTCTGCCCGCCGTAGGCCGCGCGTGGATGTACTGCGCGATAGCCGACGGGCCGAGGATTGGGCAAATCTACATCCTGGCAGCAGACGACGCCGATAACGTTTATTTGAAAGCGTACACGGAAAACGGAGTGCTCAACTGGTCCTGGCTTGTACCAAGCTCGGGTTACCAACCGTACCAGCTAGGCGTCGTCGAAGCCTTAAACGACGACCGCGTAGTGACGGTCGTTGTGCGAGGCAACGGAATAGCGCCGACGTTCTACAACCTCGACATCAACGCAACAAATTCCACAAACACGGCTTTTTCGTCTCGCAAAACCGTCAGAAATTGCGGCGCCGTATCCAAGCCGTGGTCCGCAAACGACAGGTTTTTCGTGGCGGCGCGGCCATTGTACCCCTCGGGCAGCAACGGGTACTGCTCCGAGGTAATATTTGATCTTTTCCAGGAGAATTCGTTTGTCCATCTAACGGCCCCCGTGGGCCGGTACAATTTTGGCGTTACGCCGTCGCTTGTTAAAAGCTTTCGCAACCTTCCGACGGGTTCGCTTCAAACCGTCCAGCAAAAAGCCACGGTCCTAACCGAGTATCGGTACGGGACGCACAGAATCACTGCCGACGCTTTAATTCAGGAGCCGACGCTTGCGAGCGACATCGTGGACCTCGACTTAAACGGCAAGGTTTCACAAGGCTCCGCATCGCAAGGCGGCGTCACGTTCGGCGGGGCAAACGTCGGCTATTACACGGGGCAAGCCGTCACGGAGCTCGGTTTTGCCAGCGGCCCCTTTGTGGTCCGCACGGCCTCGGTTGCCGACGTTACCAGCACACTGGTTGCTGGAACGTACACTTATCTTGGCGTTTTTGAGAGCTACGATGAAAAGGGCAACCTGACGCGCAGCGTCCCCGGCCCTTCGGTCACGCACACTGTAGCGGGGCCAAACCTGCGCGTGGAAGTCGAGTTTTACACGCTCGGCCCATCGCAACGGTACTTCAGCGGCAAGCGTTTCCAAGTGGCGCTTTTCCGCGCGGACCAGGACGGGGTGTTTCAACGGTGCTCGACGCCGTTAACAAACACGTTTGACTCGGAACTCACGCAATTTTTCCCCGCCATTCGCGACACCGGCGCGCAGTTCGACGCCCTTTACACGCAGTCGGGGGCCGAGGTTGACGCCGCCGGCCCCGACGGTGCCGCGTATGTCATGGTGGGCACAAAACGCGTGTGGCTCGCGGGCTTCTTTCGCCGTGACCGTGTGCAGTACTCGAAACTTTACAACGCCGCGACTGCGAACCAACTTGCAATTGCGCCCGAGTTCAATGACGCCTTCGCATTCCTAATCCCGGGCGGCGAGCACGTCACGGCGCTCGGCGAGCTCGACGACAAAACCATCATTTTTACGGCTGGCAAAATCTACGCGGTGGCCGGGACTGGCCCCGACGACGGGGGCCGCAACAACGACTTTTCGGGCCTCCAGCTTATCAGCTCCGACGCAGGGTGCGTTGACGTCCGAAGCGTCGTCGAGACGCCTGCGGGGCTGTTCTTCCAGTCGCAAGCCGGGATGATGGTGCTCGGGCGCGACTTGCAGATTAACTTCATCGGCGCGGCAATTCTCGACGCCACCGATGAGTTTACCGAATGCACCTCGGGCGTTTTGGTGCCGCGTAACAACCACGTTCGGTTTACGCTGCGGAACCCGGTAACCAGCACCGGAGTCGTCCTGTGTTACGATTTCGCCCAAGGCGCGTGGAGCCGGTGGGACGTCCGCACCGCGGCGGGCGTTCTTGATCCGGTAGGCGCGACAATGCACAAGGAAAACTACTACGTCCTGTCAAGCGCTGGCATCGTCTACAAAGAGGATCTAACCAGCTACTGGGACAGCTCGACCCTGTACGTGCCGATGAAAATTGAAACGGGCTGGCTTCAAGCCACGCAGCAGAGCGGGTTGCAGCGCGTGCGCCAAGTGGCCGCGTTGTGCAAGAAAAACAACCGGCACACTTTGACGATTTCGCTCTACCAGGATTTTGACTCGACAACGCCGACGCAAATCCAATCCTACGGCGAGGCCACTATCGACAATCAGAAACTCGTAGAGCTTGAAGTCTTGCGAGTGAAGGCGCAGAAATGCACGTCTTTTAAATTGCGAATCGAGGACACGGCGAGCGCTGGTTCGACAACTGGACAGGGTTACGATTGCACCGGATTCACCGTCGAGCTCGCGGGCAAACAAGGCCTCTACAAACCCGGGACGCAGCAGAGGAATTAAGAAATGCCATTCAAGGCTGTAGGCGAACCGCTCACGTATGAAGAGCAAATGAGCAAGGCCCGGTACGCCACCGGGGCAATGTACGGCGACGCCTACGAGGCCGAGCAGCGTAAGCGCCTCGAGGCCCGTTACGCCGAGGAGATACCCGCGGCTGAAGCGATGCGCCAAGCGGCGATGAGCGGCGAGATGCAGGCGGGACAGAGGCTCGCGGCGGGGCAGGATATGCAGCAAGCGGCGGTGGCCGCGGCTAGTGGGAATCCGCTAGCAGCTCGAGGCGCGCAGTTTGCTGGCGCAGGGCAGGCGTTGCAAACCTCGATGCAGGGCGCGCAGCAGGGGCAGCAGGCGCTTGAGGCGGGTACCAACGCGGCGCTGGCGGCGCATATGCGGCAGATCGACTACGGCCAAGCGGTGCAGACTGAAGAGCTGCGGAAACAAGCGCTCGCGAAACGCGCGGCGCAGCAGCAATATCAGCTGCAACAAGGCGTCCAGGCGCGGCAAGACGCGGATGACAGGCGATTCGGCGAAGCGGTGTTGGGCGCGGCGAACACCGGACTCGGGTACGCTGGGCAAGCGTTGGGCGGGCCAAAGGCGTAGGAGCTAAATAATGACAATGATCGACGATTTTAAATACGCCCGCCCCGAAGGTCAGCAACGCCGCCGAGACGCCTACGGCGCGCTCTACGACGACGCGCTCGGGACAATCGTGCCGCCAGAGATGGGGCCGAAGGCCACGCAAGGGCCGGAGGGGCAGCTGTGGCAAGGCTTGCAACAACAGCAGGCCTTCGCCCAATCGCAAGCGGGCCGGCGCGGCTACGACCCCTCTATGGCGCGCGGCGCTAGCCAGGCCAACGCGGAGCTCGAGTCACAAGGCTACGGCGCAGCCGCTGGAATTCGCGAGCAACAAGCCGCGTACGCGCGCAAAGCCAGGCTTGCGCTTTTGCAGCAACGCGGGGCGCAGGACATGGCGCAAAGCGGGATTGAAGGCCAACAACTCGGGCAGTCGTACAGCGATTACGCTTTTAATCAGCAAGCCAAAGACGACTTGCAGGCTAAAAAAGAAGCCGACGAAACCAGGACGCAAAACGCGGTGCTGGGGGCTGTGACCGGAGTGGCCGGGGTAGTCGGAAAAACGGTAATGTCCGACGAAAGGCAGAAGAAAAACATGAAAGACGGCGGCATGGCGGCAGACAAATTGATGGAAGCTTTAGCGATGCCCGCGAATCGCGAGGCCGCAAAAAGGTATTACAATACGCCCGCGGGCTACGCGCGAAAGAGGCCGCTGAGTGACGACGAGCCGGCCGCAGGCGACGACGACGAGATCGAGCAGCTCCAGCGCATGAGCGACGAGAACGACGCGGACATCACGAGCCCCGCCGACATCAAGGCCGCACGTCTGCGGGCGCTGACCGCGAGCCTGAACGAGCGGGACCGCGCAGTCGCGGGTGACGCACCGAACCCCGCCGACGTCTCAGGTAAGCCCGTGCGTCTCGCCGACGGCAGCTATATGATGCCGACGCAACAGCTAATGGCCCCGCTTTCAATGCCAAGGCGCCGCGGGGACGTGCAGCTCCCGCCCGACGCAATCACGGCGACACCTAGCCGGTACACCGAAGCGCAGCGCGCCATGGCAAACGAGCATCTAGGCATCCGACGCGCGATTGACCCGCGAGCAGCGGCCATCGTCGCCAAGGCGATGCCAACGCAATTTGAGGGCATTTCGGATGATGAGTACGGGGCGGCGCCCGATGAATCGCAAAAGCTGGCGCAATTCTTCAACGAACGCGCGGCAGAATTCGAGGGTCGCGCGCGCGCACCGGAGGCCGCGAAACGCGCCGAGGTTGTGCGCTCGTTCGACGACTACGCAGCCGAAGCAGCAAGCAAATTGCAACCGAAAATGCTTAACGGCGCGCTCGACGCAGCCTCGCCGAAGTCGTTTGATTACCGCGGCGATGTTGGACCCGCGGGGCGGCAGCTCGGGGTGTCGGCGCAGGCGATGCAATCGAACCCGCTGACAGCGGCGATGGTCACGCCAACGCCCCGCGGCCTCGGCTTGGACACGACCAAAGCCATCGGGCCAATGCTCGGGATGCTCGGTCAAGTTGGCAAGCGATTGAAGCGCGTGGAGGCTCGGAAATAATGGCGACTCCCGAATTGTGGCCAGAAACCGACGAAGAAGCCTTCGCACGCGAACAGCGGCTAAAACAAGGCGCAGAACGCGCGGCGCTTGCCGCATCCGCGGCGCGGCTGGCATCCACGCGCGTGCCGGAAACACTGGCGCGGGATAGAGACTTTGGCGTACCGGCGGCGCAACCACCGAAAAGCGTCGCAAGACTTTTTGAAAGCAACGCGCCATCGTTGGGCGCGATGTCGTTCGCGTCCCCGGCGTTGGTGCCCGGGGTGGCCCCGCTAGAAGGCCAGTTTGCGTTTCAACGCTTGGCAACGCCGTCCCCTTTTTTAGGCGAGCGACAACCTGATTACGCCACAGCCGATTTCAGTAGGTCGCCCGCAGCCCCGCAAACCATCGCCCGCGCACCGGTAACCTACGCCCCGCGTCCAGCCGCACCCGCTGGCTTGCCGATGCTCTACGGCACGTTGCCTGACGAGAAAGCTTACGAGGCTGCAAAAGCCTCAGGCAAACTCACGCCGCAAGCAGCCGCGGCTTACGACGCCGCGAAAGCGCGCTACGCCGCCACGCCGCTAGGCTTGACCGGCGAGGGCATGTTGATTGACTCGGCCAAGCGCAAAGCCGATTTAGTGGCCGCTGGGGCCGAGCAAACGAGCCTCGCAAACGCGCTCGAGCGGGACACGAAGGCGCAAGAGGCCGCGGCAGTTACCGAGCGAGAACAGATTGCCAGCTACGAAAAGATGCGCTCCGAGTTCGACGCGTCGCAAAGTAATCGCGTCGCACAAATGGACACGATGAAAGCCGACATTGCCGCGACAAAGATTGACCCGTCGCAGTATTTCTCGAAGGGCAACGCATTCGGCAACGTCTTGTCGCTCTTGGCTGTTGCGCTCGGTGGTTACGCCGAAGGCTACAGCGGCGGGCGTCTCAAAAACAACGCGCTTGCAATGCTACAGAATTCAATCGACAACGATATCGCGGCGCAAAAAGCGAACCTTGACAATAAAAAGAGCGCGCTCGGCGCGGCGCAGTCAATCTACGGCCTCGCGCGCCAGCAATTCGGGGACGACCAGCAAGCCGCGGAGTTCACGAGGGCGCGTCAAAACGACGTGCTAAAAACGCAGGCGTTGCGATTCGCGAACGAGGGGCGCACCGAGGCGATTCGTGCGAACGCGACGAAGCTCGCGGAGCATTTGGATCTCGAAAGCAAGAAAGGCGACAACGAAGTTCAACTGCTCCACGCGAAAGCCGAGCAGCAACGCATCGCGGCGGCGAATCGCGGCGGTGGTGGTGGCGGGGCTACGCCAGAAGAGAAGGCGTTCGCGAAAGAGCGCGCGGTAGAGCGAGAAGACCTCAAGATGAGGCGGGACAGAGCCGATACGGTGAAGGCCGAGCGCGAAGCCGGGGGCGAAGGCGAGACGCGAAAAACGCAAGGCGTGGTGTCGTTCGAAGGCGTGGACTATCTCGTCCCGAAGGATGCCGCGAGAGATTTACAAAGCGCGGCAGCGGCAGCGGCAGCGACGCAGAACCAAGCCGAGTCGTTGGTCGAACTTGGTAAGGGCGGCTGGCATCAGTTAGTTGGAACATCGGTAGCGGCGGGGCGGGGCGAAATTATTCGTGGCGCGCTCGCCGCTAATCTCGCGAAAGCGAACAGCGGCGGCTTCAACCCGTCGGCACCGACGGAAGAGAGGGCGCAAGCGACGGTGACGGCGCCACCACGCACGTTCGGCCAAGACGCATGGGCAACGACTATCCATGAAATCCCAAAACTTGCGGCCGACTCCGTGCGGCAGCACCTCAAAGCCGCGGGCGCAGTGCGCCGCGACGGTGCGTCTCGTGCCGCTCCCGTGAAATCGTACGAGAGTAAATAATAATGGCCCGCGTTCCGGTCCTTAAGCCCCTCAGCGGCAAGCTCGTCTATGTCGAGGAATCCGACCTCGCCGCGGCCAAGGACGAGGGCTACGGCGTCCCAACGGCGCAAGAGGTCGCGCAAGCTGAACTCGGCGAAAAATACGGCGGCATCGAGGCCAAGGTCGGGGCCGTGGTCGGCGGCGCATTACGCGGCGCGACACTCAGCGGATCGGACCTTCTCGCCTCGCAACTCGGGCTCGGGGAGCGGTTGCGAGCGTACCAAGAGCTCGAGCCAGGGCTGTCAATCGGCTCCGAGGTCGTCGGTGCTGTCGCGCCCATCATCGCCTCGGCCATCGCGACCGCGCCAGCGGGCGGGGCTGGCGCGGCTCCAATCATCGGGAGCCTCGCCGCTCGCATCGCGGCTCAAGCTCCAGCGGCGCTTGCGATGCGAGCGGGCGAGCGCGCGGTCGCGGGGCTAGGCCTTGCCGCCGCCGAGGGGGCCACCCAAGGCATCGGGCGCACCGCGTTGCGATTCGGGGTGCAGGGCGCCGCCGAAGGGGCGTTACAAGGCGCTGGACGCGAAGCGGGGCAACTCGCGCTTGACAACCAGCTCAACGGCGAACGCATTGGCCAGATTGCCGCGGCGGGCCTAACTGGTGGCGCGCTCGGGTTTGGACTTGGCGGCGGCATCGGGGCCGGCGCTGGGTTGCTTGGCAAAGTCGCTCGCCGGGGCGCACCGGCGGCAGCACAGGAGGCCGCAGGACGCGTCGAGGCACCGCTTGCCGACTTGGCAACGCCGCTTGAAGCCGGGGCCGTCAAAGCGCCCGTTGGCGCGGTTGGCGACGTGCTCGAGGCCGTGCCTGCGGCGGGCGAAGTTGCCCCGCTCGGCGCGAGTGCAGCCACGACGCTAGACGACGTAACCGCCGCGGCCTTCGTCGATTCGCTGACGCCACCGCCAGGTGTCAGCCGTCCGGTGGCAA